CTACACTCTCTTCCATCCCTCTTTCGCCCCGCTCGAAACCGTCGAACGTCTTGGTGACGGATTTGTCATTGACTGACCATTCGAGCTTGAGCTTTGCCATGGATTACTGGTTGGTAACTACTTCCGCGCCGAACTCAACGTGAGTGTCGTAGCGGGTTGGTGCTTTGAGTTGATACAGTGTGGCCGTGCCACCGGGTTCGGGATACTCGATACGAGCATCCGTCTCCGGGGCGTCCTCGAATGGAAACACGAACAGCGGATCATCGGAGTTCCGATCACCGCTGGTGTTTCGCTGGTACTCGTTTTGGCTGGGATACGTTCGAAGGCACAGAACCTCAACCGCATTCCCGTCGCCGTCAGTGACCAGCGTGTAGTCGGAATTTAGCTGGCCGAACGAATTGCGCAGTTCGCCGTCTTCGCCGTCAGATCGGCTATACACTTGTGCAGCCCGACCAAGTCGGTCTATCTGCGCGAGAACCGCCAAGTGGTTGTATGGCATTAGAGGCCACCAACATCGGTTCCGGTACCAAGGTTTTCCGAGTCGCTACCGTAGAGCCGATCATCACGAACGACGTTCCGAGAGCCAGTGCCGTAGGGATTGTCGGAGGAGCCAGCCATGCCACCCATCGCTTTCTTCGCGTTTCGATACCAGATGGTCGCCGAGCCGGTTTCTTTCGACATCAGCGTTTTCTGGTTGATCGAACCAACGGAAACGGCCTGTGCATCGAGTTCTCCGGTTGCTACTTTCGCAAACAAACAGGAAAACCAGAACAAGGCTTCTTCTCGGTTTTGCTCTTCGTACCAGTCGGCCTCGTCCCAGTCTTGAGTAATGCCCTTTTCAACTCGAATGTGCCGACGCGCAATACCGAAAATTGCATCCCAGTCGTTCCGATCCAGCACAAGCTCTGAGTAGCCTGTTTGCATCCGAAGTTGCGGGAGAAGTTCGGTATCAGAAGAAGCCATGCGTTAGACCCCTTTAGGCGAGGTTTGTTGCCTCAACGTAGACCGCTCGGAGCGGATCGACGTTCTTGACACCCCAACGGGCGTAGCCATTCGCACCGACGAGGTCGCCGGGCGAGAGAACAGGACCGCCGCCTTCCGAGCCTTGGCGAAGGTGGACGGGCGAATCCTCGTAGATTTTTGACCGGCGAGCCGTTCTGCGCCTGCGTGACCCACATCTTGTTGCCGGTCATCCACGGACTCTCGATGAGTCGGACACCGTCGATAACGATGTCGAGGTCGTTGATGTCGGCACTGCGCATCCCCGTGGCCATCGGAATGTGGAACTGGGCATCCCACGAAATTTCGTCGCGTAGTGCATACTTGAAGTTCGAAGAGACGAGAGCCACGAACGGCCCGTCGAAGCCGTGGTGCGTAAGCTCCTGTTTGGCCTCTTCGATATGCCGGTGGGCCTCGTAGGCCGTGCCGTCGTTTCCGTCGTCATCGAAGAGAGCGTCGGTCGTCTCGAACATGTGACTGTGAGTCTGGCTGAACGAGTGTTCACCATAGTCGGGAACGTCGTACCAGAGTTCCTGCCCCTGTGCATACCCGTCTTTCAGGGCCGACAGGATGAGTTCCCGCATCGTGTTGTCCGCGCCTTCCAGCATGTCGCGGATCTTGCGCATAACGCGCTCCTGCGTGTGCTTTTCGATGTAGTCCTGCGACATCCCCCACCGAGCGACCGAACTTCTTGTCGCGGATGAAGATTTGGGTGTCATCTTTGTCACGGCCAACCGTGCGGGGATGCTCACCCTCAGCGAGTTCCTCCCAGTAGACTTCCGCATCCTGCGGCTCGTTATAGAAGGTCTGTTGATCGACCATCTCTGCGAACATGTCGCGGAACGGACGCTCAACGTCGTTGTAAATGTCGATCAGTCGGCGCGACTGTTCGAGCAGTTCATCGAGTGGTACGCCGTCTTTCGTCTTGATTTCGTGTCGTGGCATAAAGATTTATGTCCTATGTGTTAATTGTTTGTGAACTTACTCTACGCGGTGGTCCACGTAGTGAGGTCCACGTCGAGATAAATTCGGTCGCCCTGCACGCGGTTACTGCCGCCATCCTCGTTGGGTGGCAGGCAGACACCGACCGCCTGCTGAATGTCGCCAGTGGTCGAAGGCTTGGTCTGCGTGAAGCCCCCACCAGTGTCGAGATACACCGGCTGGTTCGGCGTGAAGTTGGTGTCCTCGTCGTTGTTGATCATCTCAACGCCGAAGACGATGAACACCGCTCGGTCGCCAGCGAGCGTTTTGTTCTCCTGAACAAGCTGCTCTTCGATGTCGGCCAGATATGCGCCAGTCGGCAGCGCATCGAGATTGACCACCTCTTCGGGGAACAGAACCCCGAGAGCGTTGACCTCGGTCCCACCATTGTCCTCAGCTTCCGCGTCGGCCTCAACGAGTTCCCACTCGTTATCGTCGTTCTGCGAGACGCCGACGAGCGTGCCTTGCACGTCTTCGCCAACGACCTGACAGTTCGGCGCGCCGGTTCGGTTAATTGCCTGTTCTGCACCAGTTGCTACGTTCCAGTCTGCCATTGTGATTTACCTTGTAGAATTACTGCGTGTGCTGAAAGCCAGCCATGCCGCTGAGGTGCTTGTTGGCAAACGTCTTGTCTGCCTCTTCCTCATCGCCACCGGTTTCGCCGCGCTTACCCATGTCGTCGAACTCGCCGTCGTCGTCGTCTTCGGGGGCGGCTTCTGCCGCAGCGAAATACGCGTGCCATTCTCGAACCTTCGAGAAGGCGGCGTCTTCGAGTTCCGACTCGGTGGTCACATAGTGGGGAGTGCCTTGCCATCGATCACGGGGAATCGGGGGGTTAGACCTCGCCCGATCTCGTCGGTACTCCCTTCGGGCCATGTCGGTTCGTCATCGCTGTCTTTTGCGATCCCCTCTTGGGCTTCAAGGGCCAGTAGTTCATCTCCCGTGGCATCGACCGTCTCGATGGTGGGTAGCTCGTTACCGAAGTGGTGGGCGTAACTGTCGTCTTCACGGTCTTCGGAGGGGTTGAATCGGATCGATCCCGTCACGTCTTCGCGCTGTCGGGCGCCGATCTTCTGCTTGGCTTCGTAGAGGGCCTTGTAGTACTTGAGTTGAACCGACCGCTTTTCCTCGGGAATGCCGGACCATGTGGTCGTCTCGTCTTTGTGGGCCTTGAGAAATGCCGCTGCAACGTCTGTCGGGTGGGTCATTGCGATGTACCAGTCGGAGGTTTCGTTAGGAATCAGGTTCATGGTTGGGGTGTCGGTCTTTTCTGTCGTCTCGGTTTCGTTCGTGTTGTCGTCGCTCGATTCATTGCCGAAAAAGCCGTCTTCTGCTTTGGTATAGCGGTTTGCCATAGCTGGTCCCCCAATTCGCAGGGGGTATCGTGTATCCAATGCCGGGGATACAAACCGGTGTCGGGGGAGTCGCGCGGCTCATACCGGGCGGCCCCCTCACCGACAGAGTGAATACTGCTGGTGTTTGCAGACTATTATCGCTCGTAAGAACTTCGTGCTGGTTCGTAACGAACCCCCTAAATCGGGGGACGCCCTAACAGTCGAAAGGAAGGCTCAATGCTTCCCGGCCCGGTAAGGGCCTCGGCTCCGTTGCGCCATTTGTAAGCGGGTTCATGCCGATGCTACATCGCCTGTTCTCAGATGGATTCATCGGTTGTCACCGGGGGCTTAAGGCCCCTTTTCGCAGTATCGATCACTCCAATTCGCTCGCTTCCTTCCCCTCTCGGGGGTTTCGGGCGGGAATCTTCGACGTGTCGATTTCCGTGGCGGGTGAGCTAAGTCTGGTGGTGTCATGGGATTTTGCTCGTCGGTCGGCCTTCGTCAGGGTCAATGGTGCGCAGTCAAAATCCTTTGCGCTGCGATTCCCCCTTTACAGGGGGCAACACCTCTCCCTTCCGCGATTCGGTCCAATTCAGTCCTTCGTCGTGATTCCGCTTCCTGCGTGTGCTTTCCGCGGGGTTTCACAACGGGTCGCTGGTAGCTATTAGAGCCTCGATTTATCACCCATTACAGGATTTCGCACCGCATCCCAACCGAGTTTCACGATCCCGCCCCCTCTCGGGGTACAACTGAGGAACACTCAGGGGCCGCTATTCGGGGGTGGAGACTTACTCCCACATCCACGACTGACATCTTGCCCACGCCATTGTATAACCCCCTTAAAGGGGCACAGCGTGTCAATGCCGTCGCTTCAGCATGGCCCGAAGGCCGCGACGTGATTAACTCGTGATACATGAGGACTAGGGTCGAACTCGATGGGGGCTGTAAGGGGGCAACCCACCCCACCTTTAGATATTCGGCGGCCATTCACCACATCCCCCGTGGGGGATCTGACTGACCGTCCCTAGTTATCCCCCTTACGGGATTTCACTGATCAACCTACCGGGGGAATCTTCTATCGCA